TCCGTGATGCAGGTGTTGATCCCGCTTCTAAGCAGGGTCAATATTTTATGCGGGGCTACGATGGCGAAATGACTGTGGACGCTATTCGTACTGAAGCTGTTGAGCTTGGTCTAGCCGGGAACAGTAACCCTCCCGTTAGCGAAGCACCGCTTGTTGATTATGGAGCGGAGCAGCGAATTGCGATGGCTGCCGACGATGCTGGTCCTGTTGCAAATCCTGATCTAGATACGTTGATTCGTCAGACGAATTCGCCTGAAGAACTGCGAGCTTTGATGGAAGCAAACGGCCATACTTGGAACGCAGCAGTTTGATCTAAACAGCGGGCCTGATGGGAAGGAATCCCTATCATGGCAGATCCCGTTGCCTCCGTTACCGGTGTTGGTCAGGTTAGTTCTGACACCACCGCATTTGAACAGCTTGCTTATTTCGCGCTGCGTAGCCAGCCGATGTTTGAAATGGTTGCGGACGTTAAGTCCACCAACCAGTCGCACAATGGCGCGTCTGTTCAGTTCAACATTTACAACGACCTTAGCCAGATCACCTCTGCTCTGACTGAAGGTTCCGATGTTACCGCTGTCACCCTGGGCGACAGCACCGTTACCGTGACCCTTGCCGAGTACGGCAACGCTGTCACTACTACCGCCAAGCTTCGCGGCACCTCGTTCCTCAACGTGGACGCTGACGCTGCGAACATCATTGGCTACAACATGGCTAACTCGATCGACAAGCTCGTTCAGGGTGTCCTTGTTGGCGGCGACAATGAACTGTTTGGTGGCGACGCTACTGCTACCGGCGAGCTTGCGGCTGGCGACACCATTACGGCGTCGCTTATCCGTCAGGCCGTTGCTAACCTTCGTGGCGACTCGGCTCCCACGATGGACGGCGGCGTGTACGTCGGCTTCATCCACCCTGACGTGTCGTTCGACCTTCGTGAAGACACCGCTGTGACTGACATCATTCAGTACCAGATCCGTCAGGATGGCAGCGGTATCCGCATGGGCAGCATCGGCACCTTTGGTGGCGTTGACTTCATCGAAACCCCGCGCATTGACTTCACCGCTGACGGCGGCGCTTCCACCGTGGACGCCTACAACACCGTCATCTGCGGTAAGCAGGCGCTTGCTAAGGCGCACAGCCGTGCGGCTGGCTTCGGTGAGAACCCCTCGGTTGTGTTCGGTCCGGTGACCGACAGCCTCCGTCGTTTCCAGACGGTTGGTTGGTACCACATGGTTGGCTACAGCCGTTTCCGTGAGGCTTCGCTCCAGCGGATCGAAACCTCGTCCAGCATTGGCGCTAACTAATTTAGTGTTGATGGTGTAATGTAAGGGGGGCCGGACGCGGGGTCTGGCCCCCCTCTTTACTTAGGAGTTGTCATGCCAAAGGGTAAGCCGTACAGCAAGATTGGTAAGGCTGCTGCAAAGCCGATGCCTAAGAAGAAGAACGGGAAGAAGAAGAAGTAATGGCTAGCGGTTTGTACGGCATTACGTTCCTCAACGCTCTGAAGGACGATCTTGCCCTTGATTTGGACGACACGACTGCTGACCGTTTTAAGGTCATGCTGGTTACGTCGGCCTACACCCCTGATTTCGGCACGCATGATTTCAAAGCTGATGTGACTAACGAGGTGTCTGGCGATGGCTATGACCCTGGTGGCAAGTCGTTGACTTCGGTGACGCTTACCCAGTCGGGCGGCACGATTACGTTTGATGCTGACAATGTGACGTGGGCGTCTTCTACGATTACGGCTCGTGGCGCTGTGGTGTACGACGATTCGCTGACGGACGATCCGTTGATTGCGTACATTGATTTTGGTGCAGACAAGTCGTCGTCTGCTGGTGACTTTGTGTTGACGTTTAATGCGTCTGGCATTTTCACTCTTGATCTGACCCCGTGAGGTTAAATCGTGGCTGCTAATTTCCCTGCTTCTGCTGATGATGGAGCAACTGTTGGTGATGCTAGTCATCCCACTGCTGATGAACCTTTGACGAATGTTCCTACGCATTCGACGTTGCATCAGAACATTGGTTTGGCGATTGTTGCTATTGAAAACAAGCTAGGTATTGGTAGTACGACTAGTACGCCGTCTGGCAATACGGTGTTGACTGGTACTAGTGCGACTGATTCGCAGTGGCAGCAGGTTCAGACTGCAATGATTGCTCACGACTCGATTGATTCGGAGCATTACGCTGCTGGCTCGATTGACACTGAGCACATTGCCGACGATCAGGTCACGCAGGCGAAGATTGCTGCGGGTGCTGTTGACACGACGGAACTGGCCGCTGACGCAGTGGACGGCACGAAGATTGCTGATGACGCGATCGCTGCGGAGCATTTGGCGACTAACGCTGTAACGACTGATGCGATTCTTGCAGGCAACGTGACGGCTGCGAAGCTGGCTGAAGCGTACTACACCGAGGCTGAGTCTGATGCTCGGTTCTTGGGTATTACGGCGAAGGCTGCGGATTCGGACAAGCTGGACAATCTGGACTCGACGCAGTTTCTGCGGTCTGACGCTGACGACACAATGGTTGGTCGTCTGTCAATCGACAACGACGCTTCTGTCGTGAATAGCTGGTCGTTGTACCTTTCAGGCGATCATGGCACAGCTTCTGCGACTGTAGGTTTCGGTAGCGCAACTTTGGTCGTTTCTGACGAAGGCAACTACCCGAGTGTTGCGTGGCGTTCCGCAAACTTGAATTACGCAGCCGTTATGCGCCTCTCGACCGCAGCAGCAAACAAACTGGTGTTGCGTAACGCTGCCGACAGCGGCTTCGGTGATCTTGAGGTCGGCACGCTGACCCAATCGTCTGACCTGACATTGAAGACCAAGACCGGCGAAGCCCCCGGCCTTGATCTCGTCAACCGGCTTGACCCGTTTGCAGGGCATTGGAACGACCAGCCTGGTGAAGTGAACTTCTGGCTGGGTGCTCAGGAAGTCGCAGAGGCGTTGACCGGCGCAGGGTTTGACCCTGCCGAGTGCGGTGTCGTGCAAGACGTGGAAGACACGATGGGTTTGCAGTACACGCAGCTTGTGCCTGTGTTGGTGAAAGCGGTGCAAGAACTAACCGCCCGTCTTGAGGCCGTGGAGGGCTGATGGAAGTTACGCCACAGGAGGTTGTGCAGGTGATCCGTGAACGGTTCCCGCTGCACTTTGAGATCGCCGTTCAGGCGGTGCAGATTGCGAAGTTGTCGCAGCCGCAGGAGGCTGCTGAGGAAGACTGATGGCTACGAACTACCCAGGATCGTTGGATACCGGCACTGAGCAGCAGTCGCCGTTGTCTACGACGGAGATGGACGATGTTGGGTTCGAGCATGATGTTGTCCATACGAATCATTCTGGCGCGATTATTGCGTTGGAAACGAAGGTTGGTACTGGCGATTCAAACGCTGTTGCTAATTCAGTTTTGGCTGGTACTGGTTCGGGTACGTCTGCGTGGACGACTGGTGCGTTGGCAAACGACATTAGTGGAAACGCTGCTACGGCGACTGCGCTAGAAACTGCCAGGACGATTAACGGCACGTCGTTTAATGGCACGGCCAACATTACGGTTACGGCTGCTGCGGGCACTCTGACTGGCAGCACGTTGAACTCTGGAGTGACGGCTTCGTCGTTGACTTCGGTCGGCACGCTGACAAGCCTGACAACCTCGGGAAACATCACGACCGACGGCGACGTAACTGGCACGTCAAACACGAACTTCTACGTCAAGAACGACTCGGGCGAGGAGATTCTGTTCCAAGAGTCCAGCAACCAGCTTTTCTTTAAGACGAACGGCACTTTCCGTGCGTACTTTACGTCGGGCGGTGACTTCGTTCCGTATGCCGACTCGTCGTATGATCTAGGAACGTCGTCGGTGCGTTGGGCACAAACGCATTCTGATTACTTCCGTGGTGCTAACGGCAGTTCGGGCGCCCCTACATACTCGTGGTCATCTGACTCCAACACGGGCATGTATCGGGTGTCGAACGGCGTTATTGGCATGTCGTGCAACGGCACGCTGCACCAGTTCAAGACCGACGGCCTGCATCTAGCGTCGGGCGACTGGTTCCGCAGCTACGGAACTGGCGGCATCTACTTCGCTACCTACGGCGGCGGGTGGCAGATGTCAGACACGACGTGGGTCCGCACCTACAACAACAAAGGCATGCTGTGTAACGGTATTGCCGCCACCTTGACTGGCACGTCAACTACATCTGGCTACCAGTATGTGATGCGAAACACTACTTTCGGAGTGCTTGCCTACTACACGTCGACCCGAGAAGTCAAAGAAAACATTGTTGATGTGACTTCGGCTGATTCTGGTGCGTGGATAGACGCATTGCAGCCTGTCATGTTCAACGAGAAGTGGCTTCGGGAAGAAGAAGAACCAGCAGAGCATCAAACGTGGCGTGAAGCTGACGTTCAGGTTGGTTTCATTGCTGAAGACGTGCTGAACGATCCTGTTGTTTC